AGCACATGCTAAAGCCAAACAGGTGCCTGATGCAATTAATTGTTCATAATTAAAATCTTTCTGAATACCCATCTCTTCACGCATACGAGCATAGTGTTTGTCTTGACTTACCGAAGAGATAGCAAATCCTTCTTTCTCGGATGCGCCAGCATCTTTACGTTGCTCTACATTGTTCTTAGAGAACATACGTCGAATACTAATCTCTGCTTGCGGCACGAGAATAGGAGTGCGATCAAAATAATATTTCTTTACATCTTTAACGAACCAGAAGAATTTCTCATGATTAGACCAAAACCTATCTTTAGAAGAAATAGGCTGTGGGTTGGGTTTGTTCCAGATAATTTCATTACGAAGATTCCACCCACGATCACTCATAGCAATCTCAAACCTACTAGGAACTTGAAGCAAACGCTTCTTATCATAAGTATCGGCAATATTTACCCAGCAAGATCCAGTTGGTTTCAGAACACGATAAATTTGATCAAAAACCAAACATAGGTTCTCAACATAATCACTTACCGTATTTTCCACACCAATTTGACCAGCATTTTGATAGTCACGCAGGTTATAATAAGGAGGGGAAGTGACACACAAATCAACAGAAGAATCTGGAAGACTCTTAAGATTAGTGATATTGTCTCCAATGTGAATGATATTCGTCTTCATATCAGGGTTTGAGGGCATATTGGTCGTAGGGGAAAAGATTAAAAAACTGTTTAACAGTCATTTTGCCATCTTTGATTGTTCCATTATCTGTTAATTCTACCACTTTGTCAACAGGGATTTCATAAAACTTAGGAGGTTCAGTGAAACGAGCACGAAGATCACAAAAAACATAGGAGTCAACTGAATTAAGTTTCTTACGATAATCATTTTCGTCGTAAAACCGACCTTTACCAGTAGCAGTAGAAGGAGAGAAGAAAACAGATTTTGTTTTACAGATGTTACGAACTTCAACTAATTGATTGATACGTTCCTTGACTACAACATCATAAGGAAGTTGCTTACCAATCACCCGTTCACCACCAAGAAGTTTAGCAACTGCTGCTTCAGTAATAGGTGAAGTGCCACTACCATTTACAGTTTCAAGAAAGTCATCCAGACTAATGCCGTAACCGTCAGCAATTTTCTGAGCGTTGATATTCCAGAGCATGATAATCAGTTAAAAATGGGGCAGGTGTAGTAACCGATTTCATCGCCTTCTTCGGCATCTCCCCACTCACGAAACTCTTCGACAAGCGCCAGAATATCACCTAGGCGATTCTGTGCCTCAAGAATCTCGAAACGTGATTCAACATATTCAATAATGTTATTTACCGTGGTTTGAACGGTTTCCGACTCAATCATAGGAACAACTCCGTTGTCACCGTAGTCTTGAATGCTGAGCATGGGTCTGGTCTTTTTGATTACCTGCTCATCATAGCACGGTGCTGGGGCGCTGTCAAGCCCCTGGTTGCTACTCGTTCTCAGTTGTCAGAAGATCTCCAAATTGTTTTAAGTATTCATCCACAACTTCTGGCGTTGCTTCTCCGATTGCAATTACACTAGTATATGGAATAGCAAATTCTTGAGTTGATGAAGCAGACATCCAAGCAATATAGTTAATATCAAACTTTAGTGACTCTTTTAATTTAGAAGTTTGACGCATAACAAGAGTATATGGAAATGATAGTTTAAATCCAATATTTTTACCATTGTCATCTTGCATATCAACGATATCACCAATTACTTGTTCTCCAGTAACTAATTTAACAACTTTAACTGACATAATTATTTTTGCGGTGGTGAGACTAATCCTTCTTTAAGAAACTTTACAGCAACCTCAACTAATCCTCCAACTTCTACTCCGTCAATAATAACAAGTGGTAAAGCGAGAACATTTGAGTATTTTTCTTTAAACTGTTCAAGTGTAATGTCGTTACCAACTGACACTTCGCTAAAATTTTGATTTGCTCTAAGCATTAACTCTTTTAAATGGTTGCAACTTGAGCAGTTAGGCAGGGTATAAATTATAATTTCCATAGTTAATTTTCAAAAACAATATATCCACTCTGGTCAATTACATAGCACTTAAAATAATATTTATCATTTTGCACATATTCTCTTTTGGGAAACCATGCTTGAGCATTAATTTTAGCAGAATCATCGCTACGAAATTGAATTATATTATTATGTTTAGTTTTAATAATTAATAACATATCTTCTGGCAAAAATTCTTCATAGAACGAATATACCTCATCAATCAAATTTTTATCTTCACAATAATCCAATGCATCGTTTTTAAAATATAAAAGAGCACATTTATTTTTTTCGGCATATTCATACATCATATCAAAGATATTTTTTGAATCAAATACTTCAATCATTGTTCTTCCTCAGTTGGGATTTCACTTAAAGTAGTTAGTAAATAATCAACAACACCAGCACTATCTAATTCTTGACTTTCTCTCAGTTGCTGTAAAACTTCTGCATTTTGATTTGCTGGTTGATACACAGGCAAAGAAGACATAGAGTCTTGATAATTTTTATAATTAAGAGGGTTCATCATTTGTTGCCGCATAATTAAAGATTGAATAACTCTTTCTTTAAAGTTTGACAGGAAATAAGCAGCAAGTTTTAAATATTGATTATCCGAAGAAAGATATTCTTCTGAATTCTGTGGTCTATAGTATTTTTTCCAGTCTTCTGGAGAAATAGGAAATTTAACGTCGTATGCTTCTACATAAGCAGAATTTTGTGGGATATCACGTAGTGATTGTCGATATATTTTCCACAGTGGTTTTTCTTCATCTAATATTGGGCTGTCTTCTCCAAATACCCAATCTGTATCATCAAGTAAGAAATTTCGCACGAGGCGAATTCCATACCAAGAAACTTTTTTCCCCGCAGAAAATGCTTCGGATAGCTCGTTTTGGTAATTTTCCTTCTCTATACTATCAATAAGATAAAAAGCTTCTTTAAGTAATTCAAAAATTTCTAATGCTTCTTCAGTATCAGGAAGTTCCATTTCATAGTCTTTCCACTCATACTGCTTAGTGGCAAAGTTTTTAATAAATTTTCTTCGTTGAACGTGAAATGTGCCTGTGTCATAATATGTAAACAAAATTAATTTATCTTTATCACTATCCCATAATGGATATAACTTGGGAACGATGTTGTCATTCCAATAACTATCCGTTAAATCGCGGATCATTCCACGATAATTTACCTGTCTTTGAACCGCATTTAATTGTAAAACTAAATTTGGTACATTAGATTCTGATATAATACTCATAGTTTTGGCGCCCTGATAAACCATCCAGTCAATATATATTTATCTTGTGTCAAAACAGTCAGACCTCTATGTGTGTGAGTAAAGTGTGCTGGCCAAATTACAATTGTTCCCTGAGATGGAGTAATCCTTCGTAATTGGTAAATATATTCGGTTTCTCCTTCACCAGCTGGCATATCATTCAAGTATATTGTCCAAACAAGAATTCTATTTGAAGTATCGACATTCCCTGCTTCATAATGCCATACATGATATCCACCGCCAGGTTCAGTTCTCTGTAACTTATAATGAGGAGAAAAAAGAACTTCTCTATTTAATGTATCATATTTATCAACATAATGCATTACACATACTTGTAAATATTCACTAACATGTTGCGCCAATTCACGATTAAAACTTTCTAGTAATAAACAAGTATCAGACCTGCCAAGTTTTCCAGTTTCTTTAAACTGGGTATCACTTTTCCATACTCGACTAGTAGAAGCAGAAATTTCTAGTTTATCTTTATATTCACTTATAAGATTATCACAAATATCAGCATTTAAAAAATTCGGATAAACTCCAATAAAATCTTTATACTCTGCTTTTACGTGATGAAGTGGGATTAATTGTTCTGTCATATCAATATGCTTTTATCAAATGTTTTGTTAATGCGTAAGGTTCTATCAGTAAAATATCTTGTTGTGGGTCTAAAAATGGAACTGGGAGTAACGGAACGCCTGCTGTCATATTAAACGTAATGTCATTAACGCTAACGCCAGCTGGATATGCAGAATTTCCTGGTCCTTCAATAGTATATGAGACTGTTTCAGCAGATGATGTTAATTCTCCAGGGGTTGCAATAAATTGAGTTTCCGAAATTAATTTATAATCATAGAAAAATTCGCAAATTCCAAAATGATCACTATTACCACCATTGTCATTTCCACCTGATGCTGCCGTTCTTTTTTGAAGAATTTTAAATTTAA